CTCGACTAGGAACCCATCTTTTTTCATTTACCATATAACTTATAAATATATAGAGATTGTCTTTAAATAGCGAATGCTTGTATTGTAAAATTAATTAATAATATTTTTAGCTGTTTATAACCTTCTTCTACGATATTTCGGTTCTGACTGGTCTGGTTCTGTCTTGACTGGTTTTGTATTGAATCGTATAAAATCGTTGTACATGTCTTCATTTAAGAATAGATTCCTACAGGATGTTATCCGTTTATATACATCATATTCTTCATCAATTAAAGTTTTTTTATCAGGGTGATTTTGAATAGCGTATCTTTTATATCTTTTGTAAAACGGAGTGAATTCATTATCTTCTCCCTCTACATATATATTCTTCTTTTTCAAAAGTTCAAAGCATCGCCTATTGTAATCATACACACTGTCACTCATTTATATTAATTTATAAAAAAATAATGGTGGATTGTGACTGTGAATTTTTTAGAATATACTACATGGTATTTATAGCATAATAACGAAAAGCGTCTTTAAAATAGAAGAAACAATTGGATTGCTACAATAGACTAGATTTTTCACTGTATTCACATAATTCCAACAGTCCCGTTTCGAAATTTATGGTATTTGACCAACCAAGTGACTTTATTTTAGAATAATCTATACTATATCTAGTGTCATTATAATATCTATCTGATACAAAGGTAATATAGTCCCGATACAATTCGGTCTTTTTAATAAATCTCACAAGTAATTTAGTGATTTCAAGCACAGAATATTCTGCTTCAGACCCAATATTGTACACTTCCCCAATCTCTCCTTTAGTCATTACAATAAAAAGTGCATTACATAAGTCTGAAACATGTATAAAGGTTCTAATACATTCCCCTGTCCCATGAATAGTGCACTTTTTTGAGTTTTTTAATAAATGTATAAACTTAGGAATCAACTTTTCACGATATTGTAATGCGCCATATACATTATTACTTCTAGTTATAATTATAGGTAGTTTGAATGAATGTTTGTAACTAGAGCATAACATTTCTGCAGCAGCTTTCGTAGCAGAATAAGGATTAGTTGGTCTTAATTTATCAGCTTCTGTTCTTGGGACGTCAGAATCACCATAAACTTCATCTGTTGAAATATAAAGGAATAAAGACAATTTACCATATTCTTTACAAGATTCCAAGAGTATATTTGTAGCCATTACGTTGTCTGTAATAAAATCACAAGAGTTTGTAAAACTAGAGTCTACATGGCTTTGTGCAGCAAAATGAACGACGACATCTATATCATTATGTAAGACTGATAAAACTAATGATTTGTTGCATACATTACCGTATATAAATTTATAATTTGGGTTGCCCTCAAACAAATCGTTTATGTACTTGTTTGAAGCATAATTTAAACAATCTAGGTTATACACTATGTAATTATTAGAGTCCATAAGTAATTTAACAAAATGTGACCCTATAAATCCACAACCACCAGTTACTAATACTTTATGCATTATATAGTATAATGATTCTCTTTAAATCACTATTTGTATTTTTTAATCAACTTAATACCAACGCAACAAAAAATAACAATGATTGCACAGATTAGTCATAATCATCACTTTTATAATCGTCATATGGATTTTCAACAGTCTCTAAGCCAATTATATCTGTATCAAACATGTCTGGTTGGTCATCTATAGATTCAAGAGGCAAAGGATTTCCCAAAGCATAAAAGCTTTCCATTTCAGGTTGAGTAGGGAATGAAGTCAATTGGTTATTGTTGCCTTTGAAACTTTGCATGTTGGGTTGGATAGGGAATGAAGTTAATTGATTGTTGACGGCGTAGAAATGTGTCATTTTAGGTTGAATTGGAAATGAAGTCAATTGATTGTTATCGGCATAAAATGATTCCATTTTAGGCTGGATAGGGAATGAAGTCAGATGATTGTTATCGGCATAAAATGATTCCATTTTAGGCTGGATAGGGAATGAAGTCAATTGGTTATTGTTGACTATGCAAGTTATCATTTCAGGTTGAATTGGAAATGAAGTCAATTGGTTATTGTGGCCTAGAAACTCTATCATTTTAGGTTGAATTGGAAATGAAGTCAATTGATTGTCACCAGCGTTGAAATGAGTCATTTCAGGTTGGATAGGGAATGAAGTCAATTGATTGTTACCAGCGTTGAAATTCATCATTTTAGGTTGGATAGGGAATGAAGTCAATTGATTGTTGACGGCGTAGAAATGTGTCATTTTAGGTTGGATAGGGAATGAAGTTAATTGATTGTTGGCGACTATACAAGTTATCATTTTAGGTTGAATAGGGAATGAAGTCAATTGATTGTTATCGGCATAAAATGATTCCATTTTAGGCTGGATAGGGAATGAAGTCAATTGATTGTTATCGGCATAAAATGATTCCATTTTAGGCTGGATAGGGAATGAAGTCAATTGGCTATCGTTGATACGAAAATCTATCATATTAGGTTGAATCGGGAATGTTTTTAACCCTATAATGTCGCTTCCTTCGAATTCAATCATGTTTGGTAAAATCATAAATGAAGTGAAATCTCCTGTTATTTCTAGAGCCTCTACATGGTAATATTCAATGAAATATGTTTTCCATATACTTGAAAAGTCTTTGTATTCTGCTCCTCCATCTACATAGATAACATTCGTAGGGTCTAGGTAATCTGGAATATAAGTCTCTACAAATTTTCGTTGAATGTATTTCTTGTTTACTTTACAAAATGTACTCCATTCCCTATTGGCACTACAGAGTGTTTGTAAATTTTCAAGTCTTGTCTTTAATACAATTTCCATCTTGATGTCATCTGGAATTATACTCATACTGATAGATGTATTATTATATAAAATAAAAAATATCATATAATGTGTCGTTTTACATACCAATCAGACTGCAAAATTTACAGTGCGTTATTTACTTGAACAAAATATGTACATTTCCCAGATTTTTTTAAATCATAATTTTAATGTTGTTATGCATCGATGTAGGTCTGCGGAATTTATCATTATGTATAATGACAAAGCATATCAATGAATATTCTATACATTTATGGGACAATTATGACCTTATGCCATCAAACATACGAGCATGTGAAGGAATAAAGAAGTCTGGAGGGATTTGTTGTAAGGTCAGTTCATTGAAAAGTTCAGGTAAGTATTATTGTAAGACCCATGGTAAGGGACTCACTGAAGCTATAATTGTAGTAAAAAAGAAGTTGATATCCAGTTATACTTTACAAGAGATTGTATTGATAGTCCTAGATAAGATTACAAGTTTGTATAAAATGGATACTGAATTATTTCAGTCAATTGACAAAGTATGTATAGAAAAACAACCAAGGATAAACAACAAGATGCAATTGGTATCGAATGTTATTTTTACAAAATTAGTAGAACTATTACCTACAGCAAAGGTAAGATTCATATCAGCTAGTAAAAAATTGAAAATAGGACCAAAGATAGACTGTGTGACAATCTTTAAAGGGATACTAAAAGGTGCGAAAGGGTATTCGAATAGAAAAAATTTGTCTGTAACATATACCAAAGATTTCTTGACGAATTCATTGATTGTAAATAAAGACTTTTGGATATGTCATTTTGAGAAAATGTCCAAAAAGAATGACATGGCAGATTCATTGTGTTTCTGTGTGTCAGAATTGTCATAACTATTCTGTATTAAAAATGTTGACTAACGCCCAACTCTCGCATTCTTATTGATTGGTGTATGAATATAACAAAAATTATACCACGTGTCAGTGACGTCACCTACTTCAAGTCTATACACATATTGAAGATATCTTTCCGTTATACTTAATGTACTGATAAGAAGGTCATTATACTCTTCAATGAACCAATCTGGGCATGAATTCGACGAGAATAATCCTTCTGATAATTGTGTAATAAATTCATATAGAATACCACTAGTAAGATTATCTATAAAATGCGTATGATAAGCCTTACCCTTAATGTCTAGGAAATGGTCAAGGGTATCAAGAGAAGACAGTGAAAATTGTTGATATTCAAAGTCTTCATTATCAGACGAATTGTCATAGTCATAATCTAAATCAAAGTTCATAACACTAGCTACTTGTATCAAAGAATGTCTTTAAATATCAAGTCAAGACTTTACTACCACATATCTACGCTGTTCGTTGTTTAACAATTTCGCTCAAACCAAATTTTTTATTTCTATTACATCATTATAACAATGAACTCTGTCGTGGAATTTGCAAAATCAAACTATGTTGCTACCTTGGCTGTAATTCTGTTAATTATAGCAGTTGGATTTTATTATTTTGTCTATCTTAAAGACTCTAAAGACTCTAAAGACTCTAAAGACTCTAAAGACTCTAAAGACTCTGAAGGTACTACGAAACCAACAGAGAAAATGTGTGGAGACAATCATATCGAAAATTATGAAGACGTTGATGAAGACGACGAAGTTGAAGCAGACGTTGAAAACTATGATGAGAATTGAGGAATACATTAAAGACGAAGCGAATAAAGACAAGAATGTCTTAAAATTATTTTTTTTATTTCAGTAATAGTATATAATGGATAATACAAAATACATCATTGGTGCCGTATTACTAATTCTAACTCTAGCTGTCGTCTACTACGCATACTTTATGCAAGCTCCGATGACAACCATTGTCACTAAAATAGCCGAAAAGTTGAATGATATATCTGGAAATAAGCTTCCACAACCAGCCATTGTACCAGTTTCTGCAGCCATTTATAACCCAACAAATGTAACAAATCAAAGTGCTAACGAACTCTTACCTATTTACGAAACATCAAAGAAATTCGGTAAAGACAATAATGTTACAGATTTGTTAAAAGAGCAAAATTTTATTATTGGAGGTTACCCAACTGGAATCAATACTGTATTACAGTCAAACAAGATTCCTTATTTAGATATTCGCTCACTTCCACCAATTCCAAAACAAGACGTAGGAGAATGGAATCATAGTTCATATGAACAAGCTCCAGGACAAGGACGACGACAGTTCGAGTTGGGTGAATACTAGAATCATTGACATTCAATAATTCTTACTTTATCTGGGCAATCTGGGTACATATCTCTAAGAGATTTTTTCAAGCATATAATGTCCCAATCACTCTGATATTCGTTTGTGTTATTTCCAAGGTCCACGACGAAAAATTTGTACTTGGTATCTCTTGGATTAACAAAAATAGTGTCTATTGATAAATTTCCATGAATGAAGTTATACACTTTAAATAAAGATACAAAAGAGTATAATTCATATATAAATAGTGTAAAATTGACTTTATACTTTGAAAGTAATGTCCGTATAGACACCATGCCTTCTACATTATATTCAATGTATTTTCCATCTTGTTTGAATTCAGGTACTATCTTTTGGTCTTGACTTCTAAGGTAGTGACACAATGTTAATTCCCATGTCATCACAGATTCGCAAGAGTGATATTTTTTTATAATATGTATATCTCTTTTAAAGAATATACCTGAATCTGACCACCTATTCATTCTCTTTATTTCTTCATCTGTATTTGTACTTTTAAAAACAGCATTGGTATCATCTGTTTTTAAAATCTTGCTTGCTTTTCTAGTCAGATTTCTCATGTGAAAGTGACTATATTATTCAAAAATCAGTTTTGATTCAAGTATTGCATCCTAGACAATCATCTGTATTGATTATTGTAGCATTACTTGGAATATATGTGCAATATACTGTCTTGATATCATCTATAATTTTCGTCATCTGAATAGACAATTTTCCAGGTGGTAACAACACTTCCATTTCTTTTGGGTACACTGATATCTTTTCTAGTGGTAATACCGAATAATCACCTGGTGTAAGTGTAATAACATATATACAACAATCTTTATATATAAAATCTTTAGCTATATCTAAATCAAGTGTTGCAGACATAAACTTGTCTATATTTTCGACATATTGGTCTCCAAGTCCTCTATATAAAGTATATGTTTTCATCACTCTTGGGCCTTTTTTAAAGATTTTATGGATAATTTTTTCTTCGTCCTTGGTTATACCATAATCATTTGTATAATCTATTAGAATCTGTTTTAAATTAGTAGGAAGTGATAAGACGTAGTCTGTAAACTCATCCATTATTTATTCTATACTAATATTAAAATTCCCATTTCTTGTATATCTAATCTTGGACTCACACCGATGATATTGTCATTTCCTACAGGTTTCCAAATCCATTCTCTGACATGTTCTTGGATTAGATTTGTATCATTCAAAATATTTCTACATGTTTTCTTTTGAAGTCTTTTAATGGCCTGATATCCTTTTAATGAAAAATTTACACTCCAGTAGTGTACATTATCAATGTACTCTACATACCGTTTTGTATAATTGAAAATCTTTAACGACATTGGAAGGTTTTCAATTCGTCTTATCCTATTCTCTTCACAGTACAATCTCTCTAGACATTTTGGTAAATTTTCCAGTACAGTTATGTTATTGTTCTCGCAATCAAACTCTACAAGCGAGTCTGGTAAATTTTCAATTTTTGATACAAGATTTAATGAACAATCAAATATCTCAAGTTTCATTGGAAGATTTTCAATCTTATGGACTATATTATCTGATATTCTGAATTTTATAAGGGTTGATGGTAAATTTTGAATGACTGTAATACAATTTCTATCACAGTCGAGATATTTTACAGAATCCGGTATGTTTTCAACTCTGGTAATAAATGAATTGCATAAGTCAAGTGACCTTAATGTACTAGGTAAATTTCTTATAAACATTATGTTAGAATTGCCACATTCCAAATTCTGTAAAAAAATTGGTAGATTTTCAATTTCTGATATTGGATTATCATGGCAAACCAAATCAATTAATTTTTTTGGCAAGTTCTCTATTTTTTCTATATTGTTATTACCACAATTCAATTTTTTTAAAGACTTTGGTAAACTCTCGATTTTCCGAATTTGGTTATTTTGACATTCTAAAGTTACCAAACCTTTAGGTAGATTTTCAATTTTCGTAATTCTGTTAGCGCCACAATCATAATAATCAATGGAGTCTGGGCAATTCATTTCACTTAGGCCTTCTAAACATGTAGAATAATGTTTCATCATGATGTTTCAATAATCTTTTCTGAATATGTAATTCAGTTTTAATATTGGTTTAAAATTATACAAAAAAGATTTCATTTCAAATTCAAAAAGTCTTTCGTGGAAGAAGACACTTTTGAAACCCAAAATGATTCGCAACCACCAGATTGGTCTGAGACCAAGAATGGATATAGAATTTTTAAATATGTAACTGTGTGTATTACTAAGTGACATTCTTTACATTGAGATAAAGTTAAAAGTTGTCTAAATACCGTAATTCTTTTTTCAAGTAATACTAATGTCATTCCCCAAATCCGTAATATTTGAAGGAGAAGTGCATATAGAAGAGTCGAATGACCCAGTCCAATTTGGATTCCCAGACCTATTTGTCGGGCATAATACATTGATTTATGGTACAGAGGAAAGCGTAAACTCTACTACTGGTAGTTTGGTTGTATATGGTGGGTTTGGTTTACAAAAGGTTGCCAATTTACAGAGTCAGTTGTACGTTATTTATGATTCGACATATCTAGCAACTACATTTATTAATACTAATCTAGGACCTACAACCGTATCTGGTGGGAATGCAGTAAACATCCAGGTTGGTGCAGCAAGTAATTTTAAAACAACTGGTGGAAATCTTACATTGGAAGCAATTAATGATAGAACTTTAATTTACGCTGGAGAAAACTCCCAAGATGCTATCACTATAAATTCTACACATAATGATGGTGGTATAAATTTGTTATCTGGGTCTGGTCTGGGTAAAATCAAATTGACATCTGGGTCTGGAGGAATAATTGGAGTCACTAGTAGTGGAAATATTTCACTTACAAGTAATAATGCAAACGGAAGTTTTACAGTCAATTCCTTATCTGCAAATCAAAATCTAATATTTTCACTCAATGGTGATACTGACTCAAAACTTAGGATTGAAAGTTCTGGTACAAATGTAACTAGGGACGCTATTGAAATATGTACTACTAATTCAGCGGGAAATATACATATTTGTAATTTTGGAGGTCTTGGAGAAGGGAGTGTGAAAATATACCCAGGAGCTGGTGGTCTTCATGCTACAACAAATACAGGCGGAGAAATAGTCATGACAAGTAATGCTGCGCCTACACAATTGAATGTAATTTCGACTGCACCAGGCCACAATCTTGAATTAAATCTTACAGGTGTATCGTCAGGAATACTACTTACTAGTCAAGGAAATGGTGACGCCATAGTTTTGAGTACTAGTTCGACTAGTGGTAATATAATCACTAGACAGACAGAAGGAAGTGGTAAAGTTAGTACGTTTACTGGAAGTGGTGGATTTGAAGTTACAACACTAACAGGTGGCCCTATGGTCTTGAGTACATACGGTGCACAAACTAGTATAACAAATTACACTACACTAGATTCTCAAGATATTAACATTCAAGTCTTGGGACAGACTAATTCAAGTGTATATATAAACAGTCAAGGTACAGGGACAGATGCAATAAGAGTTGAAACCACTACAAACAGTGGAGGTATACTTTTACAAGGACAAGGAAAAGTCGAAATTCAAACAACCAATTCTGTAGACGGTGTAAAAATTGCTACAGGAACTTCTGGTGTTCCAGTAACAATAGGTACAAGTAACAGTACTACAACAATTAACGGAAATCTTGACGTAAAGGGGGTAACAACTACTATAGAATCTACTCTAGTCACTATAGATGATAATATTATAGTAGTAAATAATGCCCCAGGGACTACAGGTGATGGAGGTGTAGCTATAAAGAGGTATCAACCAGCCAATGATACAAATACAGGAGACCTTATATTAGACACTCCAGATGAAACTGGTACAGCGAATACAACAGGGAGTACTTTTACAGCAATTAATCTAGGGGCATCTGCTAGTGCCACTAATGATTACTATAATGGTTGGTGGATTAGATTATCTTCTGGTACAGGAGCAGGACAGACTAGGAGAATAAAGGATTATGACTCTACAACAAAAGTAGCGACATTATATTCTACAGCAGACCAAACTACTCAAGTTCCTGTAGAAGGTCTAGACTTGGTTACTATACCAGATGGAACAACCGGTTATCAATTATTTGATTGTTACTATGTATTTATGATATGGGATGAGTCTAATAACGAGTTTGCATTTACTTGTAGTCCCAATGACCCAAGTGTTGAACCAGATGTCAACCATTATGCTAATGTACATTTAAACAATTTGACTGCGAATAACATTAACTCAACCACTATAAACAATATACCTGTCGATACAACGACAACAGTAACTTTGACAAATAATTCGACTGCTCCAGTGACTATAACAGGATTTCCAGATACATATGGAGTATTCACGGTTTTGGTTAGGCCGACCACTGTAACTACGAGAGCTTATGCGTCGTTTCAATTAGCGAGAATCAACAATGCTGCATCAAATGGAGTCGTACATCGTTTCGTGTCAGCTGGAGGTCTGAGTGGGGATAAATTGGATATAATTTGGCCAGCAAATGCTAAACCACAATTGTTTTTCAGACCTGCTCCAGGAGGTGGTGGTACGACCAGTTTTACTTTGCGGATTACTACTGTATAATAGTCTAAATTAGGAATACTATTGTAATGGAATACTATAGACTAATTGATTTAAAACTTTTGCGTTTTATTTAAACATAAATTACATTATCATATAAACAAGTATGGAAAACTTGTTAAATTCAATTTCAAGATTAGAAACGGCAGTCGAAGACTTTAAACAAAGTGCTCCATTTTATAAAAAGAGAAAGTACGAGGATGACGTAGACGTCAAAGAAGAATTCTTTAGAATTAATCAAGAAATTGAAGAGTTACGCAAATCGGTAACTTTAAGTAATAATTTATTAATAAAATTATTGTCGGATGGTGAAAGTAATATTTGCAAGTCAAAAAGAGACATACACCAAGAACTAAAGGCAAAATTTGGTAATTTGGTTGTAAAGGAAGAGTTACTCAAAAAATTTGCATTGTTTAATATCAAAGACAATGATGAAACTGATAAAGAGGATACAGAAAAGGTATTTTTACAAGACTATTATACCAAAGCTGATAGGTATCCATTTCAAGACAATTCCACTCAAACAACTCATTACAATTCAGTATCATCAGATGGAGACAATACTGTATTGATACACGATTGTATCCACCCGGAATCTTTTCCTGAATCTGGGTCTTGGGAAAGAAATACACTGATTGGTGGGGTTTTAGGTGATTTTGACCATTATGGTAATCCATTTAGTAGTAAGGTACCATTTGATGACGTAAAAAATACAGAAGATGTATACAAAGTCGGGACAAAATTTGAACCAGTTTTAGGAGGTGATTTTGACCATTGTGGTAATTCATTTAATATTAAAGTACCATTTGATGACGTAATCTACAAAGCCCCAAATGCAGACAATGGCATTGACAAAAAGAGTACTTGGACAAATGATTTTTATCATGGTAAAATAACATTCGATGATGTAAGTACAGAAACATTGAATACTCATGAAAAATTATGCCAAGAGTTCAATATCGATACTAGAGCATTACCAACAAGGATAGCTGTTAAACATAATGAAAATAAAGATTTTGGATGGGGAATGGAGCACATGGATAAAGAAAAGATGTTAGGCCAAGAAAAAAGTAGTCAAGATGTCGAATTAGAGACATTGGAAAACGAGAGACCAAAATCTACTAGTTATTATAATCTATTTAAATTCTAATACGTTCTTGAATTGAAAAAGTTATTTAGAGTATTGTATGGGTGGTATATTTTTCGCAGTATATACTGGGGAACATACTATAGATACAAACTTTACAAATGCGTTCATGAAGCTTAAAACACGCGGAAAAGGACGCACGGAATTCATTACAGAACAAGGGGGGAATGCCTTAAAAATGAGAGATAAAATGTCTAGACATGAATTCAATATACACCGTGTCTACAATTACATCTATGGATACCATCGCACTGTTATAAATGACCCTACATTTAATGCCATTCAACCATTTGAATTTCCTTCAAATTACAAAAAAAGTATGTATAAGGACCTGATTTCAGTACCTGTCAAAAAGTTACTATCAAACTCAGAGATTTATAATTACAATGAATTAATCCAAGACAATTTGTTTGGAGAAAAGGACCTAGAATCTAGTAGTGACGCAGAAATCATTCTCCCTTTGTATATCAAATATGGCATTAATGAAGCTTTAAATAAACTTAATGGCGAATTTGCAATGATTCTTACAGATAATACAAAGTCTTATAAAGAGTCAGATGTCAATATATTTGCTGCAAGAGACCCTTTAGGTATACGACCATTAAAATTAACTTATAATAATGAAAAGACGTTTTTTCTATTTGTATCAGAGACAAAGGGAATACCAGACTACTGTTTAGGTAGAGATTGGACTACGATAGACATCCCACCTGGGACATTTTGGTCATTTCAAAATAGAAATGCCATCAATCCATTCACTACTTATATAAATCTTTCAGAGCGGTGGAGTATAGATAAATGTATTTATTATATACCAAACCCAAGTACATTGGCTGCGATTTATTCTACATTAAAAGACACAATACAAGACAGTGTATTAATCAGGAGTACTGAAGAGATAGGAGTGTTGCTCTCAGATGGTTTTAATAGCTCATTGATTATGTCAATTCTTGCGAAAAACTCTAATGTAAGTAAAATACACGCATTCTCATTGGGTTCTACTGAAGGAAAGGATACTATACAATACCTTAGACAAGAATTTCCAGAATGTATCATTGTTCATCACAGCATCGATGATACTATAGATATCCCGATATCGTATGAAAAAGAAGTCCCAGATACAAAGTATATAGGATTATATCTATTACTCAAGTATATTGAAACTACAAATGTCAAAGTAGTACTATATGGTGGTTTCTTGGACACTTTATTCAAGGAATCTCATGACGTTCAATCACTACTTGACTTGAGTATAGTTTTGAATGTCTTAGATGCGACTTCTGCAAAATTTGATATAGAACTCCGATATCCATACCTTGATTTACGTGTTATAGACGCTGCGATGAGTATTAATCCAATACTTAAACAAAAGCAAAAGTTTGATACAGATAAAGAATCAATCTCGAAATTTCTAGTACGGAAAAGTTTTACAAATGGATATCTCTCTAACGAATTACTATGGAAATTTCCAAAAGCTATGGAGTTTGAGTATACAGTATATTAATTTTACATGGATACAAAAGAACAAGTAACCACCTTATTAACAAAAATAATTTTGATTATTATTAATATGAGCGTGACGCCAAAAACATTAGTTTTGGGATATTATAATAAAAGAAATCATGGAGATGACCTTTTCAAGTACATTTTGACAGAGTGTATAGATTCTACATTTGAAATTAGAGGCATAGAAGAACTAGAAAATTGTTACACTAATTGGTATGCTAATGTAATTCTTGGTTGTGGTGATATAGTAAACTCTCACTTTTTATCAGATAAGAATCTAACTCTTTTACACGACATGTCTAAAAGAGGTGTTTCTATAATATTTTTCGGTATAGGTATACAATACACTTCGTATATATGGAGCCTAGATATAGGTGATGTATTTTATGTCCGAAACAAGGAAGATTACAAGACTTTGGTAAATAGATATAGTAACGATTATGTAAGGTATACTCCTGATATTGTACATATTTTAAGTGATAAAGCGATTATAAACACAAGTACAAGTATTAAAAAAATTGGAGTATGTCTACCTTATACATGGATTAGTGGGCAATTGAACAATCGAATTAGAGGAATGATTGAAAAAATTGTGTCTGTTATAAAACAAGTACGAGACTCTTTTCCAGATAGTGTATTGTATTTAATACCTTTTGATACTTCTGAGAATGCCAGCAATTCAGACCTAGTTCTAAATAGTATATTAGCACAATACTTACAAGTGGAATCTGTTTGTCATGATGCAGAATCAATGACTGATATGGATTTCGTAATAGCTGGTCGTTTTCATTCAGTTATAAAATGTATAATACACGAGATTCCATTCATTGCCCTGTATTCTTCGGAAAAGATTAGAAAATTGTCAATAGAGCTTCCTTGGGAACTTTGTAAAATGTTTATAGGTATGCCTGTAAATTATTGTTTCGAACCAATTAATGTAAATACATGTATGGTAACTGAAGCACTTGAACATTTTATAAAGAATCAAAATATAATAAGACGTAAAATAAAAGCATGCAAGGCCAGTTACAATATGATGGTAAAAAATGCGATTGAAGATTTTAAAGAGATGTTACAAGATTCGCCAAAGAGACGTTCTCCTCCATCATTTATATCTGGAGTAGACAAGTTTCAACTTAAAAAGAGTACTATATCAAGTGTACTAATTCTTACCAATCAAAGAACTGATTTTGACAAGATTATGAAGGGGAGCAAATTAACCCCTACATCTGATAAATCGATGTCCATTAGAAAAAGAATAGTAGAAGAGATTTTATGGAGTATAACCGGAGACCCATATGGAATTTATTATTATGGTATGATGGACAATATATTCAGATTTTCATTGATTGACCAGATTTCATGGACTATAGATGACTATTATCTAAAATACAAGAGTAATACGTCCGCAAATATAATCAATAAGAATTTCCACAGTATTCATAGAAGTGGATGGCAATATGTCCTCGACAATATCCCAGATAGTAACATCCTGATTGATACTTATGTCGATAAAACATTTCATTGGAATAGTGATTTTTACAAGTCGAAAGGTATAATACCATATAAATCTCCATGGGTTGGATTCATCCATCATACATTCTCTGATTACAATAACAATTACAATTGTAAAGAACTAGTACAAAACAGATTGTTTCTTCAAAGTTTAGATTCATGTAAATGCATCATAGTGTTATCAGAGTACTTGAAAAAGGAATTATCTGAATACATAACGACGACTCCAATCAGAGTGTTGACTCATCCAAGTGAAACTCCTATAGTGTCGTTCAATATAGAAAGATTCCACAACAATCAAAATAAAAAATTGATAAATGTAGGAACATGGTTAAGAGATATGTTTGCTATATATACAATAACATTACCAGATGTATGCCAATTTGAAAAATGCATCTTAAAGAATAAAAATAGCGAAGCATACTTTGTACCAGACAATTTTCTAGAGTCTATACAGGACACCCAAACTATTATATACACAAATAATGATATGTGCAAGTCTGCGTTTAAAAACATTCAAGTAAAGGGTATATATGAACATCTCGTCAAAGCATTTGGGTCTGTCACTGTTATAGATTATTTAACAAATGACGAATATGACTCTCTATTGAGTGATAATATTGTATTTCTAAATTTCGTTGACGCATCAGCTACAAATACAGTAATAGAATGCGTGATGAGAAATACTCCAATGATTGTCAATAAGATACCTGCAATTGTAGAAATTCTCGGGGAAGGATATCCATTGTATTATACATCAATGTACCAAGTAACTAGACTACTTGAAGATGAGAATTTACATCTAATAAATACAGCATATGAGTATCTATGTAATCTAGACAAGACTCGATTCTCTATTGAACATTTTACTAGAGAATTTTTAGAACTATTAGAGTAATCTAATTTGATTTTTATTTAGATTACTTACTTTGTCTTATAGATACTCATACTTTATTCGTTTCTATTGTGTTATGTATTTTCAAATAATCATCTCATCAAATTCATTAGGTAAATTTTCCAATGTTAACTTTGGATTGTCATTTATTTCAGTCTGTATAATAGGACTTTCATTCGTTGTGTCTACTTTCGACTGTATTCTTTCATTCATCTTGTCTATTAAAACGTCTGAATCAAAAGGCAATATTGGAACTACTCGTTCATCAAGAGCTTCAAGAGAATGTATCCTAGAGTCTTCCAGATGTATTCTATACGTATTACATTTTACTTTAAGTTCAGAGTTTTCAATGTATAAATAGATACAAGCTATCATTAATAAGATACAAACCACACTCTTCATTACTTTACGTGATAAAACAAAATCATATATGAAACAAAGTAAATCGAACCATATCTAGATATTCGTTAGCAGTTGGTTTGGCTTAATACATGGTATAAAACTGAAAATTATAATTCATAGTTAGTACAAGATAAATGTCCAATAAATATACTCTTTTCCCAATTCAACATCAAACCCTTTGGAACTTTTACAAGAAGCATCAAGCTACATTTTGGACAGTAGAAGAAATTAGACTAAACGATGACTTGAATGATTGGGAAAACAAATTGAATGACAATGAAAGATACTTTATCAAAAATGTCTTAGCATTCTTTGCAGCGAGTGACGGAATTGTTAATGAAAATCTTGTCGTGAACTTTTACGAAGAAATAGAGAATGCTGAAGCAAGGGCATTTTACACAATGCAAATGTTGATTGAGACTATTCATAGTGAACAGTATTCTATCTTAATAGATACTTATATTAAGGACCAGGTTGAAAAGGACCACCTTTTTAACGCGATAGACACCATTCCAGTGATAAAGAAAAAGACTGAATGGGCATTGAAATGGATTTCGTCTGGAAAGGATGAAAAAATCTCAGATACTTTGACAAGGAAAATATCAAATTTTTTTGATATAAACGAAACAGAACTACTGGACTTTTCGGAGCACCTTAAACCAGAAACAAACTCATTTGGGAAAAGACTATTAGCATTTGTATGTGTAGAAGGAATATTCTTCTCTGGGTCATTTTGTGCTATTTATTGGTTAAAGAATAGAGGATTAATGCCAGGATTAGCTACAGCAAATCAATTTATTAGTCGAGATGAGAATCTTCACGCAGAGTTTGCTATAGAATTATACAAGATTTATTGCGAAAGACTCGACGAAGAAACAGTGCATGAAATTTTTAAAGAAGCAGTAGATATTGAAAAAGAATTTATAACAGAGTCACTTCCAGTATCACTTTTAGGAATGAACTGTACATTAATGAGTCAATACATTGAATATATATGTGATAGATGGCTGGTATTACTAGGATATTCAAAAATTTTCAATTCTAGTAATCCCTTTGAATTCATGGAACTCATTAGTTTGGGTACAAAAGAGAATTTTTTTGACGTGGATGTATCAGAATACTCTAAAGCTCGTGTAAATTCAACAAATGACGATAATGAGTTTGCATTAGACTCTGAATTTTAAAGTCATGGATTTTTTTTATATGTTATAATATAATAATGCCTGTTTACCCTTATTCGAATGTCAAGTACAAAACACTAAACAAGAATGAATTGGTAAAATTAATAAGAAAGATAACAGTAGCTTGGGAAAAAAAGACTGGGAGGAATCAGGATTTATCTTTAGATAGACTCAAGGAAGAAACTATACCTGAATTGAAAAAACATATGAAATGGTATACATCAAAAGATGCTGCCAAAAACTGGGAAGAGTGGAGTGGACCATCTGAAAGTGCAACATTATACAAAGTTGACGAACAAAGAAAAGGCAATGATGGTAATATATGGGCGGTTACACAAGATAAAAATGGACGTAAAAAGTGGGTCTTATCTATGATACACGAAGGTGATAATAGTTATGTAAGTAAATCGCCAAAACAGAATAAATTTGCTGACAGCTCAGAGCCAGTCCCTATTTACAGCGATAGCGAAGATTCTGAACGGGCAAGTTCAGATGACGATTTGTCTGAAAGTGGATTATTCCCCATAACATCTAAATCTCCAAAGTCCAAGTCTAATAAAAAATGTCAAGAAGGTATGTTGATGAATGCTGCTACTGGTAAATGTAGAAAGAACTGTGCTTTTCACGGAATGGTTAGACACAGGGGAAGTACTCGTTGTTCAAAGAAATTGGAAAAATGCCCACCTGGACAGACTAGAGACTCGAACTCTAAAAAGTGTAGAAAACCATTGAAATGCCCTAAAGGACATCGCAAAGACAGTGAAACAGGAGAATGTATAAAGTATACAGATACAAAGGAGTTCAAGGAATTAAACAATGATATTGACGACGACACCCAGTTATCCGAACTATCTTCAGACTCTGGGTCAGACTCTGGGGCAGTCTCTGGGTCAGAATCAAACTTGCCCAGAACTCCAAATAACCCTGAAAGTGACTTGTCAGAATCAAACTTGTCCAGTGATATATCAGAAACGCCATCTAATAATGAAAATGATTCATTAGACTCTAAATTTAAAGCCCTTCTTGAAGAAGTTTTAGACTACTATAAAAGAACGCAAGGTAAAATAAAGTTCGAATTGGTTAATTCACATACAAATAGGCAAAATTTCATAAATGCAGTTCTACATTACGAAAAGAATGCATCTGGTACTATTCAAAGATTACCGTTACATATTATTGACGCCCTTGACGAAGCTATATTAAGCTAGATACACTATAACTGGAATTATTTTTAGACGATGCTATATTGACTTAGATACACTTTATGATGCTAATAATTAGAATTATTTTATAGAGTTATTGTATTGTAAAGTAATGCAAAAGTTGGACATATTGATACTTGTAAGTATAATTTGTATTGTATTATATTTGATGTATCTCTACAATAAAGAAGAAAAACTGATAGATACAGTAAGGGACAATTCGAATAAAAGTATCATTGATTATATTTTTGGTTCAGTGTTACCATTTGCTAGATTTTAAGCTAGTTAATTATCCAATATATCTAATTGCGTACCCGGAATTCTTGGCATTTCTGACCTTTTCTCTACCATATCTCGTCTTTAATGCTTTTTTCAATTGTTTTATATCAAGAATTTTCGCATTTCCAAAATTCTCAATCCACCAAATAGAAAATTTATTGTATATATCTATGACTGTTGTTAGTCCTGACACGTCTTCAATATACATCAAATCCAAAAAATCACTAAAGTTATCACTTTCATTCTTGTATACATTAGTTGCCTTGGTTACATCCTTTGGTTCTACGAGACCGTCTTTCAAGAACTCTTTGTATTTTTGAACAAGTATATTTATAAATCCTACCTTCCATAATCTCATCTTTCTCTTTAAATCTGGGTCAATTTTAAACTCATTATCTTTGATTGGATTTTCGCAGAATCTACTATTGAATTCTGTAACTCTAAGTCTTCTCCATGTACCTCCATCAACTGATTCTATAATCGGAAGGTCATTACAACACATAATCATTGTACCCTGTAATTTGAATGTTATACAAGATTTAAACAAATCTCTAGCTACAATTGTATCTCCTCCAGTGTATTGTTTGAGTATACCAGTCTTTATCTTATCATCATGCTCTGGTTCTTGAAAATTAAAGATTCTCTTTCCTTTCAATCGAAAGACATCAGGGCTTGCATTACTTGGATTACCTCGTTTTGTAGTCAATAATCCAGTATCGATGCTTGTAATATAATCACCCAAAGTGTATTCCAAGAATGTTACAAGTGTACTCTTTCCATTCGCCCCAGATATTCCAGTCCACATGTAGAATTTTTCATCAATTAGACCTCTTAACGCTTTAGCTAGTGTTACAAGAGTATAATGGAGAATGTCCTTGTCTGGTAATATCTGAGACAACATTTCTAGGATTTCTTGTTCGTGTTCAGTGTTTTCTATGTAGTCATAACCAGTTGTAAATGTCAAATAGTCATTTGGTATTCCTTCCCTAAAAGACAACGTTGTAAAATCATACACTCCATTTTCAAATCCCAAAAGCATTTCGTTTGCATCAAGGCGCTCATAAAATTTTGGGTCGTGATTGTAAAAAAGATACACAACTTGTTGTAAAACTGCACTTTTGAATGAATTATCCTTCAATTTATACATCAACTTTGTAACTGATTTTTTATCTTCTTCATCTTCCAATGACTCTCTGTATTTTCTATATTCAGTATATACTTCTGTGGAAATGACAATGTTAATGTCATCATTTTGTTTCCATCTAATTCCATCAAACTTATACCAGGCAGGTGCTTTGGTAGTGTCTACTCGGTAAACGTCTTTAAACATTTGAAAAATGAGATTGGCCACATCAAAATGTGTAAGTGATAATGATTCTTGAAGATATTCAATGTACTCGCTTTCAGTGTATTCAGTCATGTATAATTTTACCCTTTTACCAGAGCAAACAGAGTCGTGGCATTTTAAAAAAATCCCATTTTCATTTTTTATGATATATAATGGATTAGAATTTCTAGAGTGTTTTCTACCAACAAATGGACAAGTGTCAAATGTAGATACTAATATTGTTATTTTTGGAGTAAGCTCTTTTACAGAGACCAACTTTGTGTCTGCTGGTAAAACTGTCACATTAAACTTTTTAATAGTTTCGAAAAGTTCAAGAGATGCATTGTCTAAAACAGCCTTCGATACAATATTCTTTTCTACGATGCAAGCCGTATTGTCTATTCCATAAAGAATGCTTGTATTGTAAAAATCAATGAGTGACATATACTCTAGATATTTCCCATCCTCTAATGAGTATAGACGGTAGACGTCATCATCTCCAGTTTGACCCTTTATTTTACCAGAGCCAATCATTCTGAGCCCAGTCTTGTATACTGAAGAGTCTACACAATCAAATTCTGGATGTTTTGAAACTATGTCAAGCGCTTCTTGTGTTCCTACAATTGTATTATAGAATGTTACATGATATCTGGCATCATTTGATTCTGTTTTACGTTTAGATACAAGATAATCCTTTGTCCCGAGAGATTCACAGAATGCATCCACTATTTTTTGAATATACGTGTCATCAAGACTTTGTTTCTTGTGTTCAATATCCAAAAAGAACTTAAATTTTCCATTGATTTTTTCAATTAAATATCTCTTTTCTATACCAAGTGTAGAATAATAATGTTTATAAAAGTTTTCAAAAGACTTGAATGGAACTACAAATTTCCCATTTACGAAAGATAGATGGGTAGGACCTTCTTCTTGTTTTGCTCTGAAAAGATTTAAATAGTTTGTAAAAGTCATATTTATCGTATTAGAAGTATATTTTTTTAAATTCAGTTTTAGATGAGTATATGGCCACTGTACAAAATTTTTTTATTACGATATACAATGAAAAAGGTAAGTTTTAATAACCAAGTTGCCATATTAGATACATGGAGTAGTTTTGAATATGATAGATGTCAAATAGAATCTATATTATATAAGAAGTCTTATAATAGAATAAATGACTCGGAATGGGTAAATCTATATAAACGATTGTATAAGTTTAAAATTAACGAAATGAGTGTGTATATAGATAACCAACTTTCAGTATGAAAAATTATTTTCTAGAGTAAAGTAATGATTAGAGAGTTAAAAACCAGTGATATCATGATTAATGGCGATAGTACAGTGATTAAATCTATATCAAAGCCTGCAATTCTACTTGTCTGGGCACAATGGTGCGGATATTGTACAAGATTTAAGCCCGTATATAATGAGCTTGACCAGCGTCTAAATGGAGGAATTGAGGTATTAGCTCTTGAAGACAAGCAAATTACGAATGCAAAAATGGCGAATGCTATTGGAGTACAAGGATATCCAACTATTAAATTTGTAAATGATTCTGGTGTTATTGTTGCTGATTACAAAGGGGATAGAAGTATACAAGACCTATTGAATCATATTTGTAAATTTTATCATTATTGTGTTTCAAATTAATACCAATATGACTTGTTTATACATTTAAATATTCCATATCCAATTTTGGTCTCAGACCAATCTGGTAATCGCGAGACATTGGTTTCCAAATCCAATCTCTGACACAGTCTTGTATTATACTACAAGACATCTTGGTATTCCTACGTCTACGTTTCTGAAGTCTTTTAGTACCATGATACCAGAGAAGTGTAAACTTGATTCTATCATATTCTATATTATCTACCCAATTTATCGTGTTTCCATAATCAAAATATCGCAAAGACGCTGGTAAGTTTTCAATTTTGGTGATTTGATTGTAGTTACACCAAAACTCTCGCAAAGACGCTGGTAAGTTTTCAATTTTGGTGATTTGATTATCACTACATTCAAATACTTGTAAGGACTCTGTTAAGTTTTCAATTTTGGTAATTTGATTGTAGTTACAATCAAATTCTTGTAAAGACTCTGGTAAGTTTTCAATTTTGGTGATTTGATTGTAGTTACAATCAAACAATTGTAAAGACTTGGGTAAATTTTCAATTTTGATAATTTGATTCTGGCCACAATAAAACTTTTGTAAAGACTCTGGTTTGGTCGTCATTAATTATTTCGAGTTCATGAAGCAGAATTCAGTTTACATTCAGATTAAATTAATTTGAAATTATCATAAATTTCATAGTGAGACTTGTAAATCCAGGAAAGTCTGGACTAGTGTATTGGATTTGACCACCTGATGTTATACTGAAATTAATACCAGAGTCTCCTCCAATATAACTTTCAGTCAAATCCCATGATGTTTGTTGATTAACTACTCTAAGATGATAATTAGAGTATACATTTGTAGTAGCTAGTACTCTAGTTGAAATATATATCTCTGCACCATATGCAGTAGACGGGATTAATGCAGAAGTGATATCTACTGCAGAAGTTTGATTGTTTGCTCCTGTGAATGAAACACTACTAATTCCAGTCGTAATGGCTACACCATTTACAGTGAGACTTCCACCAATTATCAAGTCCTTCTGAATTGACGCACCTCCAGCTATACTGAGCGCTCCTCCATTCGTAACACTTACAGAATTTGTTGTACATCGTACTCCTATCCCCCCTACTGTTACTAAACTTCCAGTAGATGACCCAGTACTCCCGCGTGTACCTAAAACTGATATTGTATCTAATTGTAATCCGACATAGGCCGTACTGTTTACACTTGCAAATCCAGGGTCTTGAACAGTGGCAGATAATTGAAATATATCACTAAATTCATTATAGAATAAACCAACAAATGACTTGTTATAAATATTTACAGTGTCATTAAGTGAAGGGTTTTGACTAGTCCATGCAGCTACAGTTGCAAGTCTACTACTACCGATGTACGCTGTTATCTTTCTAACTTGACTTGCACTAAATCCAGACGTCACCTTTATATACCATCCCGTGTAATAATCGTTTGTATTATTTGCAGAAGTACTTAGAGTTATTTGAGTACTGGTCATTGCACTTTGGTCTGGAATAGTATCTGTTACAAATGTTGTATCAGTTACAACATCACCAAGGCCAGCGTCATTATCTGCCTGAAATCTGGTGAATATTATACCAGCATCTCTGCTTCCAGCTGGACCAGAATTCAATACCAAAATGTTATCTACAAGATTTGTAGTCGTACTATTAACAGTTGTTGTAGTACCATTGACTACCAAAGTTCCGGTGACAACTACATTACCTCCTACGTTTAGATTTTTTGATAGCCCGATACCACCCTTTACTATCAAACTTCCTGTAAGAGTATCAATAGATTCTGTTGTACTATATATTGTACAATTCTTACCTATATTCAAGTCTTTGCTTAATCCTAAACCTCCATATAACACTACACTTCCAACTGTAGGACCAGTACTTTCTATAGTAGAATTAATTGTAAGTGCCTTCTGTATTGTACATGTATTTGTAATAGTTACTTCCCCTGTCGTATTAGAAATTGACAGTGATTTGTCCAAAAATCCCCCTGAAGAATCATATCTACTTATAGAAAATACAGAAGCATCTCTTTCTATACTGTTTCTTGTAACATTAGACCCTTGTAAAATAACCGTGCTTCCATTTAATACTACATTTCCACTAGCATTTACATCTCCTCCGATATATGCATTCTTTACTATACCTACCCCACCAGATATTAATGCACTACCAGTACTAGTACTAGTACTTTGGACAGTTCCAATAACTGAAATTGAACCAACTGTGATTGATGTAAAGAGACAGCTTCCAGCAGTAATACCTTGGGTTACATTTAAACCTTTAGACACTGATATTCCGCCAAGTGTATTAAACGAATTCGCTTCTGTACTATTCACTGAAATAATACCCCCTACACTTAGGTCTTTTGCAATCCCAGCTCCACCAAGTGTAAATATACTTCCTATTGTAGGACCTGTAGAGTTGACTGTAGAATTGATTTGAACAGTATTAGAGTTAACTGATGTTGCGTTAAATGACCCATTTACATTCAATTTAAAATCCGAAGTAGTAGTTCCTATACATACATTTCCATTTGTATTCAAATGTATTTGATTAGAAGTCCCTATATCAATCGAACGATTGACACCACTACCAGTTTGAACATTTCTTATAGTCACTCCACTAGTACTACTTGTGATAGCAAAACTCTCAGTATTAGTGCTACCAATAGTTCCTACCGACATCATAGATAGTACTGGAACAGCAGATTGTAAAACAAGACCTACATTACCTGTATTTGAGGTTAATTCTAAGTTGGATACAGTAGTTGCACTGAGTCTGTTGTTTAAATTCACACCTCCTGCAATTGTCAACGTCTTAGCTAATGTAAAACCTCCAAGTGTATTTATAGAGTTTGTCAACGTATTAGATGTACTGATAATATCAGTAGCGCTTAAACTTATAATATCAAGCGCTCCAGATACACTTACTGTACCACTAGTTCTGAGTAGAATTTGGTTAGTAATACCTGATTCGAGACTCAAGTCTTGCAATACACCAGTTCCGGTTTTTACAACTCTAAACTTGTATTTGTTCACTGATGAGTCCCACCCTAATGAAATATATTCTGTGTTTGTTACAGAGGTTGGCACACCTCTTCCAAAAATCTTTAAAGTATTTGTATCAGTTGCATCTCCATCTGCTGTGAAAAATTCAACAGAAGAGTCTGTTGCAACACTGTTACTTTGTAAAGAGATACTTGTACTACTTGACCCATTTCCAGAAAATGTATATGTCTGACTATTCCCCTTGAGACGGACATCTCCTGTGCCAAGTATTCTAAAAACTTCTGTAGTTCCAGCGTAAAAGGTGTGATTAGAAGTCTGTATAGGAATTCTATATGCCAAGTCAGAGTCTGAAATTACACCAAGGCCGACAAAATTACTTGTTTCAGTTAAACTACCAGTAGTTTGAAACAGTATTAGCTTATTACTTTGAGTAACGCTTTCAGTTATACCGACAACACTATTTACCCGTAAATCTCCTCCAATGACAGTATTTTTTACAACGCCTAAACCTCCATATGTTACAATCGAACCAATGGTAGTATGCGTAGACTGTATAGTGTTATTTACAGTCAATATCCCGTTTGAAAACGTATCCTTTTGTATTCCTAAACCTCCATTGATTACAAGAGACCCTGAAGTCGCTCCTAGAGATTGGGTAGTTGTTTCTATGGTAACTTTTTGAGAATCTATAGTCAATGAAGTAGTGCTTCCACTTAATATACTCACTGAACCAACAGAAGACCTAACAGTATTAGCTCCAATAAATAAATTAGCAGTAGTTCCATTTCCATTTACGTATGTGTCTTGACCAACACGCAAGTCCTTCCCAAATGCACCTCCTCCACCAACTGTTAAACCTCCTCCGTTTGTAAAACTAGTAGAATTTTGCGTACTACTAATAGAGGCTCCCCCTGATATTACTAAGCCACCTACAGTACTGTTAGTGCTAATCTTTGTACATTTTACTTGAATTATCGTACTTGATATATCCAAAGCTTTATTTGAGCCATTCGGTGCAATATAAACATTATCGTTTGATTCAGTATCTATAAAAAATCTTGACACTCCATTACCAGAAATAGTAACAGTACTATTTACGTTTTCTAAATTCAAATCTCCTCCAAATATTGAATTTTTACCAACTGCAATACCTCCACCTAATGTCAATGCACCACCACTAGTACTACTTGTAGCAACAGATGTATTAGCAATTCCAATGCTACCTAATGTAACAATACTTCCAGTTACTCTACTTGTACTATTTGTAGTATCAGTGATATATAACTTGCCATTATTGATATCAAGAGTCCCTGATTGAATTTCTATTTGTTTTAACCTAATACTAGACATACTTGTATTTTCCAAGTAAAAAAAAATACAATTATACATTTAATGATTATCATAAAACTGAATTGTGAAAGCATTTTATTAATCAATGAGTCAGAAAGTATTAGTGACAGGAGGATATGGTATGGTTGGAAAACACCTTCAAGAGTTTGCTACTCCAGGTTTTGTATTTTTATCAAGAAATGACTGTGATTTGACAAATATAGATGACACTTTTAAGGTATTTGAAAGACACTGCCCAGACGTTGTAGTACATTTAGCAGCAAAAGTGGGTGGATTATATGATAATATGAAGTATAACTACGATTATTACATCCAGAATTCCAGAATGAATTTGAATGTAATAGAGGCTTGTAAAAAATTTAAAGTAAAGAGATTGATAAATGTATTAAGTACATGCATCTTTCCAGATAATTGTGAGTTACCATTACAGAGTAAAGACATCCTGAAAGGTCCACCACATGACTCTAATAGAGGATATGCTTATGCAAAGAGGGACTTGTTTATCGGGTCCTCATTCCTTGATGACTCTTGTAAAGTAATCAATTTAATCCCTACAAATTTATATGGTGAATATGATACATTTAACGATACGAGTTCACATGTCATACCAGCATTGGTTTACAAACTTGTCAGAGATAAAGCTGTAACAATTCTAGGAAGTGGGAATGCGAAACGTCAATTTTTATATGCGCAAGATTTTGCTCATATTATCATGAATTTTATAGGTCTAGATATCAAAGAGTCTTTTACAAGTGTTGTAGTATCACCTAATGTATCCGAAGAAATTTCTATAAATGACCTTGCAGTATTATTGCAACACATCTATGACGGAAGCTCATTTGCAATTACGGAATGCACAACAGATTCGGATGGACAAATGTCAAAGACTACATCTGATACTGAATTAAAAAGGCATCTGCCATATTTTGAATTCACAAGCCTCTTCACTGGACTGTCGAATGTACTTGTTTATTACAAAAATACCAAATCATAGACTGATATTTTTTGAAACATTTTCATCAAATTCTCTTCTAGCTTCTTCCCTTTCTTCTTCTGTATATTTTTCAAATTCTTCTTTGTATTCTCTTAAACTTTCTTCAAGTTTTCTTGCTTCTTCTTGTGATGCTTTTATTTTCTCTTCAAGAGTCTTTATCGTGACAAATGAAATTATCGCCTTTTTTTCAACACCTTCTTTTCCTTCCCTAGCAGCTTCTTGCAACATTTTGTTTTTATTAGCGTGCCATTCGTCATTTGCGTCTTGTCTGCTTTTATTGTAACTTTTAAGTAAATTATTCAATTCATTATTGGCATATTCTGTCTGAATGTTAGCACTTGGGTCAACTACTAGTGGGAAGAATTTTCCTGTATCAACTGTATAAATATCATAATCAGGGTCTAATTTATGCAATCTTTTTGACTTTTCTATGGCTTCTTCTTTTGTACCAGCAGTCCCTCTGATTTTCAATCCCCATACCGAACACTTTTGTGGCATATGTGGACCAATGATAGTGATAAGAGAGTATGCTTCACTTGGAATCACTGGGTCTTCTGACAAGTAATCTAACGTTTTACCTTTGGACATTTAGTATTATGAGTAACAAAATGTATATTCTATAAACGCACACGTACTTTTTAATTTATGTTATAATATTAGCAATACAAATGTCGCCATTCTTACTCGCATGTATACCTACAAGAACTATATTATCAATTCTTGCGTTCAAGACTCCTGATATACCGAATATTAAAGTCCCTTTAGCTATTATTTTAACATTGATAGCTATAGGATTTATGGTAATTTATATTTTCGATTTGCGAAAGACTGGTATAGAAGTCGGGGGTGGATTGATATGGTGGAACAAACTTAGACCATTACACTCTATCATGTATTTTTTAGCAGCCTATTTAGTTTTTCACGACCAAAGGACATCTGGGCATGTATTAGCTATTGATGCTGTCATTGGCTTGATTGCATTTTTGTTAAAATAATTCATGTATCGGCTTCAAGTAAATCTTCCAAATCGATTCGCAACCGCACTCCTAATTTATAATCGTCAGTTAATGGTTTCCATACCCATAAATGTATACACTCTTGGATAAAGTTTATACAACCGAGATGCCGTCTTTTATATCTCTTTTGTAAAATTTTTATACTAGTATAACCAGTGAGTTTGAATCTAATTCTTTCAATATCAACATTATCAACCTTTTCAATAATGTTTCCTATATAATCGAAACATCTTAACCCAAGTGGTAAATTTTCAATAACTGTGATATTATTATAACTACAAGACATTTTATATAGGCTATTTGGCAAATTCTCGATTTTCGAAATTCCATTAAATCTACAATCAAATATACGTAAAGAGTCTGGTAAGTTTTGAATCTTTGATATAAAATTAGAATCACATCTCAATACTGACAAGGTTTGTGGTAAATTTTGGAGAACAAGTATCATATTATTGTCGCAAGTAAAAGATGTAAGACCTATTGGAAGATTTTGAATTGTTGAAATATTATTCCCCATACACTCAAAGACAAGTAGATTTTTTGGCAAATTCTCTATAACCGAAATGTAATTACAAGAACAATTAAAGATTTTTAGTGATTCAGGCAAGTCTTCGATTTTTGTTATTGTGTTGAAAGAACATACAAATGTATGTAGATTGATAGGTAATCCTTGAATCTTTGGAATGACATTATAAGAGCAATCGAATACAAGTAAATTAACCGGTAAATTCTCTATGTACCGGATATCATTTCTTTTACAATACAATGTCTGTAGATTACTTGGTAAATTTTGCAAGAGTGTTAATAGATTATCACAACAATATAATGTAATCAAGGAAGATGGAAGATTTTCTAGATACCACAAATAGTTCCCAGAACAGTCTAATTCATCCAGAGTAGTTGGTAAACTTCTTAGTCTAGATATTTTATTGTTACTACAGATAAAAGACTTTAGTGTCTTTGGTAAATTTTCAATTTTAGTAATATAATTATAATCACAGTTAAATGTCTCTAAACTTTCAGGGAGATTTTGAATTTTATATATCTTATTACCAATACATGAAAAATTCAATAATCCAGTTGGAAGATTGTCTATTTTGACTATCGATTGATTGTTACATTTATAGCGTTTTGCAAATTTAGGTATATGTGGAATATTATTCATAACATTGCTTGTAAAAAACAATACAAGTGCCAACTCACATATGTTGTTATTTAAAAGTGAATTGTAGTAAATACAAGTACAATAAATCATATGAATCGTAAAAAAGTTATAGCTCTTACCAAGATACCTATGTATCCGCAAAAGTCTCCAGAGTGGTTTAAACAACGACAGACAAAAATTACAGCTAGTGAAGCAGCATCATGTCTGTTCAAGACGAATGAAGATTGTAGTGGATATATAGCTAATCACGTATGTAATTTTAAAATGAATGGAAAACAATTAAACTCTTTTAATTCAAGAGAGGAATATATTGTAACAAAATGTTTGGAATTTTATGAAGGCTCACAATACAAGGATAATCATTCTACTCTTCATGGTAAGCGTTTCGAAGATGTTGCTGTAAAATTGTACTCTAATCTCAAGAATACAAAAGTAATAGAATTTGGTCTATTGTCTCACCCTACACTTGATTGGTTAGCAGCTAGCCCAGATGGAATTACTCCAAATGGGATAATGTTGGAAATCAAGTGCCCTAATGTAAGAAAAATTAAACCAAATGAATTTCCTATATACTATTGGGTCCAGATGCAAATACAATTAGAAGTTTGTGACCTAGATATATGTGATTACATCGAATGTGATATAAAAGAGGTATCTGAAGAGGATTTTTATGATGTCCCGGATTCAAAATTACCTGGAATTATACTTAGAAAGCCAGGTACAGAAGAATATGTATATCCTCCAACAAATATTAATACTGTTATGGAACATTTAATATGGATAAGTTTCCACCCACAAGAATTAGAGTGTGTATTTTACTATATCGAATCTTATCAAATTTTGAGCGTGAAAAGAGACAAGGAATGGTTCGAACATGCTAAAGTAAAGTTGAAGGGTGTACATGATATCATTAATAGATTACAGAATAACAAGGACTTGTGGGACCAATACTATAAAGAATTCTTGAATGTACGACATAAAAAATATCATGAATTTTTTGAAAACAGTGTTTGTATGATTGATGACGATTAGGTAAATCATAATGGTTAAAGTCCAAAGTAACTTAAAAATGACTTTGATTCTTTTTTATAGACTACTTTTCCAGTTTGTTTTGTTATCGTTATATTTGGTAATGTATGGACAAGTTTATTTAATTGTAATATAGTTAGAGACTCAGGATTTTCGATAGAAGAAATGTCTTTATATCTGAGTTTAACTAGCACTTCCAACATTTGAACAAATAATGACTCAGTATCCCTATAGTCGAATAACTTGCGAATTAAAAACTCTGGTAAATTTTTATTTTGAATCTGTTTGTACAAAATCCTAGATACTGTTAAAGCATACCTAGCATATGTATATGGAAATGCACGAATGTAATTATTGAATTGTATAGTTACCATATCACAATTGTAATCATTAGAGGTAAGGTCTTTCATATCTCTCATAAACAATACTAACTGGGTTAGACGACCAAATAGAGTCTCAGCGTTTAATGACGACAAGTATAATTGTATTTGCTCATTTGATAAATTAGGATTGCACAGTCTTAAAAGAATATAATAAATTACCCATGTCTGGCATAACCCAGGTCCTTTATAAATTGCATGCTCTCTCATCTGCATTTGCCCTTTTACGTACGGACATACATCAACTTGCTTTTTAAATACAAACTCTTGATTATTTAATATAATACTCAGATATCTCTCCACGAATGTTTGAACGTTCTCTGACCATTCTGCTATTCCATGAGGCTCAAAATAATCTATAACCCACACCTTTTTAGTCTTATTTATTAGCATAATATTGGCATGTCCAAAACTTTCATATTGTATATTTATAGGTACAAACAAAATGTTTAACTTACATCCGAGGATATCCCATCTTACAGGTGAAAATTCAGTAAATTCATTCATAGACTCTTCAATTGTATCCCTATGAAAATATGTGATTGAACATGCACTATAACAAACTCCTGTAAACATTCCATCTACGTTATTTGTTATCATATTTTTTGCAGCAGGGTTAATGTCACCTACTTTACGTAATGCTCTTTCATCTAAAAATGCATCTGTTTCAACTCTTGTAGGGTATTTATCTAGTAATTTCCCAAGGTTATCATTTTGAATAACAATGCATGAACCATATGTATCTCTGGTACAATTTCTTGTTTGTCTTGAATGTAATCAAAATATTGATGTAGTTGTGGAGTAATATTTCTAGACGTTTTAAATTCCTTGAAATCTTTATTATATTTTCCTGATTTTACATACTCTGTCATTTTGTTTTCTATCTCTTTATCAGACATCTTTATACAAATTTCTGTTCCGTCTTGGCGTTTATAACCGTAACGGTGACAAGGAGCTCCAATGTTCTCGTTAACGTAGTCGTTATATTGTTGAAATCTTGTACTCTTTGTATTTTTTTTGAAAAACACGTCTAAATCTTCCTGATATGAATCAGACTCTACATACTTTGTCATTGTATCTTCTATCTCTTTATCTGACATTTTGATATTACAGACTTTCTTTATTTTGTCGCGTTTATAACCGTAACGTTGACAAGGAGCTTCAATGTTATTGTCAATGTAATCATAATATTGTTGAAGTCCTTTACTCATTCTTGGTATTCTGATAAGGGTCTTCCTTATCAGCTTGGAATGTTGTTCCATGGAATTCCGGGTTGTGGAAAAACAGCATGCATCA